CAGAGAAGTCAAAGAATCCGTTTGCTTACTTTACGCAGATTATTCACTACGCCTTTCTACGTCGAATTCAGAAAGAGAAGAAGCAACTGGATATTAAAACAAAGATCATTGAACGCACTGGTTTTGATGAAGTTATGATGGTTGATGACAGCTTGCTTTCGGGGCATAGTTCGGACTATAATAGTATCAAGGACAATATTCAATACAAGAATCGTTAATGAAAGTTGCCATCATCACTGACACTCATTATGGTGCCAGGAAGGGATCAAAACATTTACATGATTATTTTGAAAAATTCTATCAAGATGTTTTCTTCCCTTCTTTAGAAAAGCATGGTGTAACAACCGTTATTCATATGGGAGATGCTTTTGATAGTCGTAAATCAATCGATTATCAAAGTTTGGAATGGGCAAAGAGAGTAGTTTTTGATCCTCTTTCAAAATATGATGTTCACATGATCATTGGTAATCATGATTGTTATTATAAGAATACCAATGAAGTAAATTCTCCAGAACTTCTTCTGCAAACTTATCCCAATATCAAAACCTATAGTGAAGTTACAGAAGTTGTCCTAGATAAACTAAAGGTATTGTTTATTCCCTGGATCAATGCAGAAAATTTTGAGAATACTGTCTCATCTATTAAAACTACATCTAGCGTATGTGCGATGGGGCACCTTGAGCTTAACGGATTCAGAGCTCATCGCGGGCACGTCATGGAAGATGGTATGGACTGCGAACTATTTGAGAAGTTCACCACTGTCTTCTCGGGACACTATCACACTCGATCGGATAATGGAAAAATCTTCTACCTAGGCAATCCCTATGAGATGTTTTGGAACGATGTGAACGATAATAGAGGATTTCATATTTTTGATACGGACACATTAGAACTTACTCAAATTAATAATCCGTATAAATTATTCTATAACATTTATTATGAAGATACTCCGTATCAAATGTTTGATGCCACGGAGTATGAAAACAAGATTGTTAAAGTAATCGTTCGTAAAAAATCCGATCCAAAATCTTTTGAGAAGTTTATTGATAAACTTTTTTCTGTTGGAATTCATGATCTCAAAATCGTTGAAAATTTTGAAATTCAAGAGAATGAAGATTTTGAAATTGAAGAAGACGAAAATACTCTCTCAATCTTAAATCGATATATTGAAGAAGCGGAAGTTGAGTTCGATAAGAACGTAATTAAGAATATATTCCAAGATCTCTATAAACAAGCTTGCGAGGTAGAATAATGTTTCTTCTCACTCTAAAAGACAGAAAAGATGATGGAGCATATGCCGTTCAGGATAAGTATGGAGACAAAGTTCTTTTCTTGTTTGAAGAAGAAGATGATGCAGAACGATATGCAATGATGCTGGAAGAAGATCCAGATTATGAGAAGGAGATGGAGATTGTAGAAGTTGATGATGCACTTGCAATAAAAACCTGTAAAGCGTATAATTACAAATATACAGTGATTACTCCCAACGATATTGTTATTCCACCAACCCCCATTACATGATTACCTTTAAAAAGATCCGCTGGAAAAATTTTCTATCAACCGGCAATCAATTTACTGAAGTTGACTTTCAAGAGCACCACACAAATCTTATCATTGGTACGAATGGTGCAGGCAAATCTACGATTCTAGATGCTCTGACTTTTGTTCTGTTCAACAAACCTTTTCGTAAGATCAATAAACCACAGTTAGTTAATACGACTAACGAGCGAGAGTGTTTGGTTGAGTTGGAGTTTACCGTAAACAGTCGGGATTATTTGATTCGTCGTGGAATCAAACCGAATGTATTTGATATTGAAGTTAATGGAAATCCTTTGCACAAGCAGGCAGATGATCGTGCAAACCAAAGGGTTCTAGAAGAAAGTATTCTTAAACTGAACTATAAGTCTTTTACTCAGATTGTAATTCTGGGTAGTAGCACTTTTGTGCCATTTATGCAGTTGACCACTGCTAATCGTCGTGAAGTAATTGAAGATCTCCTTGATATTCGCATCTTCTCTGCGATGAGTAATCTTATCAAGGACAAACTGCGCGAAAAGAAAGAACAGACTAAATCTTTGGATCTCAAGCGGAGTAATATCAAAGATAAGATGAAGATGCAGCAAGACTTCATTGAAGAACTTGAGAGTAGGGGAAATGCCAATATTAATAACAACAAAGAAAAAATTGCCAAGTTAGATAAAGAAGTTGGCGAATATCTGAATAATAATATTGAGTTGGAGAAGAAGACAGAAGAACTTCATCAGGAAGTTGAGAAGGTTACTGGTGCCGGTGATAAGTTAGTAAAACTTAATAACCTTAAGGGTAAAATCTCTCAAAAAGTAAGCACAATTACCAAAGAACATAAGTTTTTTACCGAAAATACGGTATGCCCTACCTGCACTCAGACTATTGAAGAAGAGTTTCGGTTAAATAGAATTGAGGACGCTCAAAATAAGGCAAGAGAACTTAAGGATGGTTATGACGAACTTGAGAAAACAATTAAGTCTGAACAAGAACGAGAGCGTCAGTTCAATGCCCTTTCCAAGGAGATTACGAAACTAACGCATGGCATTTCTCAAAACAATACTCGGGTATCACTTAACCAGCGACAAATCCGAGATCTTGAACATGAAATTCAAACTATTACCGAGAACCTTGCAAACCGAAATTCTGAACATGAGAAATTAGACGAATTTAAAACAAATCTCCAAAAAACAATAGAAGATCTTTCAGAGAAAAAACAGGAAATCGTTCATTACGATTTTGCCTATTCCCTATTACGGGACGATGGCGTTAAAACGAAGATAATTAAAAAGTATCTTCCGTTCATAAATCAGCAGGTCAATCGTTATTTGCAGATGATGGATTTCTTCATCAACTTTAAACTTGATGGAGAATTTAGTGAAACTGTAGAGTCACCCATTCACGAAGACTTTTCTTACAGTTCTTTTAGTGAAGGTGAAAAGATGAGAATCGATCTGGCATTACTTTTTACATGGAGGGAAGTCGCCAGAGTTAAAAATTCAGTAAACACCAACCTGCTGATCATGGATGAGGTGTTTGATTCTTCACTTGATGGATTTGGCACTGATGAGTTTCTGAAGATTATTCGTTATGTAATTAAGGATGCTAACATCTTTGTGATCTCACACAAAACAGGTCTTGAGGACAAATTTGAAAGTGTCACAAGATTTGAAAAAGTAAAGGGATTTTCTAGATTAGTATGAATTGGAAAGAAGAATATAAATCTATGAAAGTTCTTAATAAAAGACAAATGGAACTATTAGAAAACGGACCTGATAGTTTATCTTCCAGTTGGTCTCTCCAAGCCATGTATAATGATTGGAAACGTATTAAAGGGATTTCAGATGAACACCCCAAACTGGCAACACCATTCCAAGAAGGAACAGAAACGAAAACTTAAACCTCAAGCAATGAGAGCACGGCGTGAAGCACTGCGCCAGTTCAAAAAGCGTCATATGACCTCGCCCAAAAGGCGGGGTTCTTTTGTATAATACGTTCATACGCAACAAAGAAATGACCGTCCGCCACGAAATTAAGTCCCAACTTGCTAAACTCCTTGCCACCGAGGACCTTGTGGTGGAGCACAAGAAAGTTGAGACTGCACAGTTCAATGTGCATACTCGTGTGTTGACGCTGCCAATGTGGGAGAAAGCGAGCAACAGTGTTTACGATATGTTGGTCGGACATGAAGTTGGTCACGCACTTTATACACCCGATATTGATTGGTTAAAGGAGCACAAGATTCCACCACAGTTTGTGAATATTGTGGAAGATGCTCGCATTGAGAAACTCATGAAGCGTCGTTATGCTGGTCTCTCCAAGACTTTCTATCGCGGATATGAAGAACTTGCGGATCAAGACTTCTTCTCGATTGGTTTGGAAGATGTAAGCACTTATAATCTTGCCGACCGTGCAAACCTTTACTTCAAGATTGGCAATTACACTCAGATTCCCATTGAACCTGGTGAAGAAAAAGAAATCATTGATATGATTGCAGAAACTGAAACCTTTGCAGATGTTCTGGAGGTTTCTAAGATTCTCTACAATTATTGTAAGAAAAAGCAAGAAGAAGAAACCAAGACTCAGATAGATTCTTTGGAATCTCAGTCTTCTGGTTCGGAACAACCTGCCTCTGAACTTTCTGATCAAGAAGAGGGTGAGAATGAACAGCAAGAACAAATTGGGGACAGTGAAACTTCTAGTGCTAGTGCGGGAGGTGGTGTTGAAACTGATGGTATTGGTGGTGAAACCAATGAAGAACCTGAAGTAAAGACTGTTGATTCTCTGGAAGAAGCACTCAAAGATCTTGTAAATCAGCAAGGTGAAGAAAATGTGTATGTTGAAGTTCCTAAACTTGACCTCTCTAAAATTGTTGTTTCAAACGAAGAGATTCACAACAATTGCTACGAACAGTGGAAAGATTGTGAACGTTCTCAAGAAGGGTTTTTTGATGTTGATCGGCAGTTTGTAGAGTTCAAACGTTCCGCACAGAAAGAAGTCAACTATCTGGTGAAAGAGTTTGAATGTAAGAAAGCAGCAGATTCTTATGCCCGTGCCACTACTGCTCGCACTGGTGTTCTGGATTGCTCCAAACTTCACACTTACAAATATAATGAAGATCTCTTCAAGAAAGTGACGACTCTTGCCGATGGTAAGAATCATGGTTTGGTGTTTGTTCTGGACTGGTCTGGTTCAATGGGAACAGTGATGATGGATACTCTCAAGCAACTTTATAACCTGATGTGGTTCTGCAAGAAAGTTTCTATTCCCTTTGAGGTTTATGCTTTTACTCAGGACTATCCTTTGGTGAAGTATAATGAGGAAGGTGATGCAGATATGGAAAGGTGTAGGTATGCTTATGAGCGCCGCCATGGAACTTTGCATGTTCCTGATTGGTTCTCTATGATGAATCTTTTCAGCAGTAAAGTAAATGGAAAAACTCTGGAAATTCAGATGAAGAATATTTTCCGTGTTGCTTACACTTTCAACCACTATTCCTCTATTCGAGTTCCTATTGGTATGAGTCTTTCTGGAACTCCTCTGAATGAGGCACTTATTTCCCTTCATCAAATTCTTCCTCAATTCAAGCAAGAGAATAAACTTCAGAAAGTTCAGTGTGTTGTTCTCTCTGATGGTGAAGCATGTATGACCAAATATGATCGTGAACTGCAGCGCCGATGGGAAGAAGAACCTTTTATTGGTGTTGGTAATATTCATTCTAATGCCTTCCTGCGCGATCGTAAGACTGGACACACATATTCTCTTGATTGTGAGTGGTATGAGTTTACTGATGTTCTTCTTCGTGATCTGAAAGACAAGTTCAAGGACATCAACTTCATTGGTATTCGTGTTCTAGAGTCTCGTGATGCTGGTGCATTCATTCGCCGTTATTGTGGATATTATGGTGAGTTGCATGATAAAACAATGACTGCTTGGAGGAAACAGAAAGCATTTTCTCTCAAATCTTCTGGTTACACTACTTACTTTGGTCTTTCTTCTAATGCACTTTCTCAAGATACTGAGTTTGAAGTGAAGCAGGATGCAACCAAGACTCAGATCAAATCTGCTTTTGTGAAGAGTCTTCGCAGCAAAAAGATGAATAAGAAGATTCTTGGTGAGTTTGTAGAACTCATTGCATGATAAATAACTAGAAACATTTCATAGAACAATGGGAAGATTTTCAGATTTACTTAACGGACCAGCACCTGCTGCTCCTGCTCCTGCTCCCGTGAAGGCAGCAGCACCCGCTAAGAAACCAGAAGTAAAAAAGGTTGAAGTAGCACCTGCTGAGGTTGAAGAAACTTCAGAGGGTGGATCAGAAGAAGAGTGATGTGACACTCACATAACCGTCACAAGGGGCACTTAACGGTGCCCCTTTTCTGTGTATAATAACTTCAGTTAAACAAACGAATTGATGACTCTCTCCGCCGACTACATCCGCACTTCTCTCCAAGCAGTGTATGGAGAGTCTGTGACTACCGCTGACATTCGTGCCTGGTGTGCGATGAATGATGCAAACTACCAAACCGTTTCCAATAAACTTTCTGATTATAAAGTTGGACGTGGTAAGTGGAATCTGACGATTCAAGAAGCACGAGAGCAGTTTGAACAAGTTGTGAAAGCACCTGCCGCACTTCCCTCTGTAGAACAAAATCTTATTCCTCAGAAAGATGATTCCTTCGTCAAGTTTGGTAATTTCGGTGATATTAAAAAAATTGTTGACTCCCGTCTTTTCTATCCGACGTTCATTACTGGTCTCTCTGGCAACGGTAAAACGTTCAGCGTGGAGCAAGCATGTGCCCAACTCGGACGAGAACTGATCCGTGTAAACATTACTATTGAAACTGATGAAGATGATCTCATTGGCGGCTTCCGCCTTGTTGATGGTGCCACAGTCTGGCACAATGGTCCCGTTGTGGAAGCCCTCCAACGAGGTGCCATCTTGCTTCTTGACGAAATCGACCTTGCTTCAAACAAAATCCTTTGCCTCCAATCAATCCTGGAAGGGAAGGGAGTCTTCCTCAAGAAAATTGGCAAGTTCGTTACGCCCGCCGAAGGTTTCCAGATCTTCGCAACGGCAAACACAAAAGGCAAAGGGTCCGATGATGGTCGATTTATTGGGACTAACGTGCTCAATGAAGCTTTCCTAGAGCGTTTCCCTGTAACCTTCGAGCAAGAATATCCCTCTCCTGCCACTGAGAATAAGATTCTCAGCAAAGTTGGTGCTGAACTTGGTCTTGCTGATACTGATTTCTACAAGCGTCTTTCTGATTGGGCAGACATCATTCGCAAGACCTTCTATGATGGTGGTATTGAGGAAATCATCAGCACCCGTCGCCTGGTCCATATCATTCGCGCATATTCAATCTTCCAAGACAAAGCGAAAGCAATTCAAGTGTGCGTGAATCGCTTTGATGATGAAACCAAACAAGCATTCCTTGAACTGTATGACAAAGTTGACGCCGACTTCCAACTCCCTGTGGATGGAGTACAAGAAGCTCCTTTTTAATACCTTCCCTGATCTAGAAAACATTGGAGATTGGGCAGACTGGGAGGAAAACAACACCTCCCTTTCCGCCAAACTCTACAACAGCAAATACATCATCAAGTCTAGAGAAGTTGAGATCTGGGATCAGAAGTCTTGCATCTACAACAACATCATCTATCCAAAGACAGGAGAGAGTCTACCTTGCTTTGGAATGGACTTGATGGGTTTCTTTGATAAGAAAGTCATTATCGTATTTGACTTTCAGCACCCAGTAGAAAACTATTTGTTCTCTCACCCAGATCTACCTAAGGCAGAAGGAACATTTAGATTCTTTGAACCTGGCAATCATTTCTCTGAAAACGTGTTCGTTCGCAAATGCACGATGGATCAAGTTAATGATTACCTTGATGACTTTGCTGCCTATTTACAAGCATACAAAGAAATGCTAGAATTAAAAAAACCTAGTGGGTTTGCTGTTCATTCTACTTACGGGGATTTCGACAAATATATGAAACGCCTGGATCCTGTAAGTGGATATCTTTCCAGCAAGTTTGGAAAGGAAAAAGCAGAATCACTTGTCAATGATTTCCTTTTCTGCTATGGTTAATTCCTGGTCTCTACTTTATGATGAACTACAAATGGATGAAAACACTTTGAATCTTGATATGACTGATATTATCAAACAATCTCCCAGTATTCCTTGGAAATACAACGAAGAAGAAATTGTAAAAGAACTTCTTGAGTATATTCGTGGAACTTACAACGCTCACTACTCTGCTGGTGACAACAAAATTCAGACACTTGATCTGATTGAAGCGTGTGGTGATGGTGAAGCATTCTGCCGCTCTAATATTCTCAAGTATGCTTCTCGCTATGATAAGAAAGGCACCGCACGTCGTGATCTCATGAAGATCATGCACTATGCTGTTCTTCTGATGCATTTTAATGACAAGAACGCTCAGCGTGAAGAATACCCCAATCGATGAAACTCAAACCCAAAACTATGAAACTGTCTGACAACACTCTGACCATTCTCAAGAACTTTGCTGGCATTAACAACTCGATTCTGGTAAAGGGCGGAACTCGTCTCCGCACTATCTCTGTTGCTAAAAATATTCTGGCAGAAGCAGACATCACTGAAGAGTTTCCTCGTGATTTTGCCATTTATGATCTCAACCAGTTTCTCAATGGTTTGAGTCTTCACCAGGATCCTGATCTCGATTTTCAACAGGATTCTTACCTCAGCATCAAAGAAGGTAAGCGCCGTGTGAAGTATTTCTTCGCAGATCCTAATGTCATCATTGCTCCTCCTGAGAAAGAAATCAATCTTCCTTCGAAAGATGTTTGTTTCCAATTGGATAGTGCCTCTTTGGAGAAACTGGTGAAGGCAGCACAAGTTTATCAACTCCCTGATCTCTCTGCTATTGGTGAGGCAGGTGTGATCAAACTGGTGGTGCGCGATAAGAAGAACGATACTTCTAACGAGTATGCCATCGTTGTTGGTGAAACTGATAAAGAGTTCTCTTTCAACTTTAAGGTTGAAAACATCAAGATCATTCCTGGTGCTTACGACGTGGTTGTGTCATCTAAACTTCTGTCACAATTCACGAACACCAAGTATAATCTGAAGTATTATATTGCTCTGGAACCCGATTCTACTTTTGAATGAACATCTTTGTTACTTCTCCTGACCCTTTTGCATCTGCTAAGGTCCTTCCCGACAAACACATTGTCAAGATGCCCTTAGAATGCTGTCAGATGCTTGCTATTGTGGCATCTGAAAAGTGGGGTCATGGATTTGGCACTCTTCCCAAAGCAGACGGCACGCCTTATGCTACGGAGAAGGGTGCTTTTCGTAATCACCCTTGCACTAAGTGGGCATCAGAGTATGTCAATAATTGGAGGTGGTTGATTACACATGGAATTGCTCTATGTGATGAGTATTATTTGAGGTATGGAAAAAAGCACACATGTTATAATACTCTTGTAGAAGCATCAAAGATTTTTCCTTGTGCTGATCCACATGGTCGAAGTGGCAAAGAGACAACTCCCTTTGTTTTTGCGGGACCTGATGAGTTCAAGAATGACAAGAGTATTGACATCTTTACTGCCTATAAGCGGTATATTGCATCTAAACCTTGGGTTGCAGATAATTATCTTCGCATTCCTGAGCGTAAACCTGATTGGATTTGATTATGAGTGATTTTATTTGGGTTGAGAAATATCGCCCCAAAACTATTGAAGAATGTATTCTCCCTGAGGCAACTAAAAAAACCTTTCAGGAGTTTCTAAATAAGGGCGAAATCCCCAATATGCTTCTTGCTGGTCCTCCAGGTATTGGTAAGACCACGGTTGCAAAAGCACTGTGTAATGAACTTGGAGCAGATGTATATGTCATCAATGGATCCGACGAGGGTAGATTCCTCGATACTGTCCGAAACAA